AAAACAAACGACCCAGAGCAATCATGAAAGAGGTGATTCGACACAAGGTGCGACAACATCTTGCACTCATGGAGAGCACTTCAATTCCCTTGAAAACTCTAAGCTGGGATGAAGCGATCAACGGGATTGTGGGGCAAAAGTTCATGCCCGGTATTCGTATGGATACCTCACCAGGTTTTCCGTATGTGAGACAACGACCAACAGGAGAGAGCGGTAGAACTTTTTTGTTCGAAAAACTCGAAGATCGTAGCGATGGATCCCCAAGATACAAACCAAAACCAGCACTACAAGCAGACTTGGACGAAATCTGGAATGCTTTGAAAGAACGGCGTATTGTGAAGAACTACTACTTAGACACACTCAAGGACGAGCGAAGATCACATGCTCGATTGTACAAAACGCGTTTTTTCAATGTACACAATGTAGCTTGGTTGATTGTTCACCGACGATTGTACCTTGCTTTACAAGCTTTCAGATTGGAACAACGTTTTAAAGTGGGATCAGCACTTGGATTGGATATGCACGGATCAGAAGCGACCTCGTTGATCAACCACCTGCACGGGAAAGGAGACAAATTTTTGCCTTCTGACTTCGGACAGTGGGACGGAAATGCGGCAGCAGAGGACATTGCAGATAAGTTCTTAGTTGATGAACAACTGATGGAAAAGTTCGACACAAAAAACGCAAAAACGAATCCCAGTGAGGAGACGCCAGCCGTATTGAAAGTGATGCGACAAACATTCAGTGATGCAGCTAATGATCGAATTTGCATTGTACAAGACACTGTCTATCGTGCTACACAGGGAGTGCCTTCAGGGAGAGGTGATACTTCCGACACAAACACACAAGTACATGACCAAGCAAACTACGCGAATTGGATTGAACTTCATCTTGTTGCCAAAGAAGTGGAAAAGGCGACATGTGAGCAAAAAGATGTACACACAGCAGAAGTAGCAGTGGGCGACGATGGTGGAGCCACTGTGGATGACGAAAGCTGTCATATTTACAATAACTTGAATATTTCCAACATTTTCAAGCACTATGGATATGACTGCACTCCACCAACAAAAGACAATTCCGAACACATGCCTTGGGTTGACATCGAAGATTTTCAGTTCCTGAAATGCACCTTCGAGAGAGATGAACAACACCACAACTTTTGGCATATGAAGATGGCGAAGAAAGTAATTTTCGAATTGACTAACTGGACTACTTCATCAGGAGACCCTTACGACCTATTTTACGACAATATGGACGACGCGGCGAGATTTTTGTTTCATTACGGAAAAGAAGAGTTTGACGACTTTATTGAACGTGTGAACGATGTTCTGGAACAACATCACAGGCCCATCTTACCGCACACTTATGAGGAACTGTATGACGAATGGA